GGAGCCACGCAGGGATTTCCTTCCCGACATGTTCGCGCCGATGATCGTCATCCAAGAACACGAAATCGACCACGGGCATGAGACGCGCCGCGGCTAAGGACGGCATGGTGTAACACTGCGGGTTCACGCCATACCCCCGCACGTTCGCCAGGAATATCTCGCGTTGCCCCCGAAGAAGCGGGGGATGTCCAGCCGCCTGCCGCTTGGTGAACGTATCCACGGCATAGACCGTGAGGCGTTTCCGCCTGATGATGTCGGCCACCGAACACAGCGACCGTCCCAACCACACACCCACTTCCACCATCGACCCGCCATCGGGAAGGGACTGCACGAGACGCCGGTACTCGTACTGGTCCTCGACGCTGAACCACCCCTGGGGATACATCGCTACTGGGTACTCACCATGCACTCCGCCGGCCACAGCGTCGTCTTGCCCGTGCCACTCACGGGGATCATGTGTTCACGAGCCGGGGTGGAATTACTCGTCGGCTCCGTGGACCCGATGCTCACGTTCCCGCCCGCCCCATACTTCTCGGTGGAACCCGCGTTGCCGAGGATGGTCCGCTCTTTGCCGATGTTGTTCGCCGTGCTGATGATGTTGTCGTAGGCCACCCGCCTGCCTCTGATCGTATAGGCCACTGTCGTTCTCCTAGAAGTGGTGCGCGTGTCCGCTTCGGTCCCACGCGGGTTCCTTGTTGGGAATCGTCGCCAACGGCGGTCGGAGCGCGGTCGAGTCCATGTCAATGACCGTCAGTTTCCGGGCGTCGAAGGGTTCCTGGAGTAGTGACTTCGGCATCGGCAACTGTTCGCCGTTCCGATAGTTCTCATACCCATACAGCCACGTCGGTTGGCGGAGCAACGGGCATCCCACCGGCAACACCAGTTGCACCCCCCGCCCCTCGGCCTGCCCCATCCAATACTCGCACCCCCACCGTTGCGTCGTGCGTTCATCTGCCGCCGCGTAGTGAATCCCGAAGAACCCCAGATGCGTGACGCCTTCGGTCAACGCCAGCGCGATCATCCACGCCGTCTGACTCGTGAAGTACCGTCGAAACTCCGCCAGGATCCGTTCTCTGGGATACCGAATGCTCTGGGGAATCTCCGGGTAGTGCCGCTGCATGTAAATCGGGACCGGACATTCCCGCAACCACCGCACGTAATCCCGGTGCCACTTCTTCGGCTTGATCCAAAACGCTTTCGGATGCAAGTCGAAGACCCGATCCGCGCGGGGGAGCGCATGCGCGCAGCTGCTATGCGACCAGATTTCCCACGACGGATCGTGGAACGGCGCGAGACACATGGTTTCGGCCGTCCCGATGAGGGCGATCTTGCGGAGTCGCCCCAGCCCCGGTGGTTCGTATAACGGAGGCGGCGGGAGTCTCAAGACTCGCACCGCCCCCGCCAACGCATTCTTCTGCCCTGTCGCCATGCTCCCCCTCACTGCGACTAGCTGGCCTCAGTCACGTGCGGACCACCCGAAATGAACGGGTAGTTCAACTGGACCGTCACCAGGCCCCCGAGGACGCTGGTGTTGGCCGTGCCCACGCTGGACCCCAGCGTGAAGCCCGAGGACGCCGTGCCACCCGTGGTGCCGAGGGTGACATAGATCCCCTCCACATGCACGAGCGTCGTGGTGTACGGGAGCAGGTAGGAGTACCCGCCCGTGGTGTCGCCCAGCCCCACCGCGCCGATGACCAACAGGGACGACCCGAGAGCCGACCCGCTGCCATAGACCTGAATCCACCCGCAGGAATCGCTCGTGGCGGTCCCGCACGCGAGTCCGATGGGGCCAACGGTCGCCGTCGTCACCTGCACGCCGGTGAAGGTGGTCGTGATCGCCACGGCCTCCCCCACGGTGAAGGCGGACTGGAAATCGACGTAGACGTACTCGTTGCCGCTCACATCGCGTGCGCGGCAGCCGAGGGAGATTTTCGGCGCAGACGAGCCGACCACTTCCGAGGTCTGCTGCGGATACGCCATCGGGCCAGAAAGATGTGCCATGATGTTCTCCTTCTCCTTCTGGTTAGGTGATCGCCGTCACAACGCCGAGCATCCGGGCGTTGGTCGTGATCAGGTTTGCGATGGTGACGCACCGGAAAATCTTGGCCGTCTGGTTCGCCGGTTCCACTTCCGAGAGCATCTTCATCCACCGGCCCTTCTGGACCGCCAGCTTCAGATACTTGGTGTTGAGGAAATACAGGCTGGATGCCGTGCAGTCGTCGTCGTAGGCCAGCGAGCAGCCCTTGAACTTCAACGACTCGTTCTTGAACGCGCCATCACCGTCGGACTTGTCGGTGAACCGCTCGTTCGCCAGCAACAGCCCCTCGAAGCCCTCGAACACCGTCCGTGTCGTCACGGCAAAGGTCGGATGATCCCCGGCCACGCCGTTCGAGCACTGGTTATAGATGCTCCGCATGACCGCCCGGAGGTTGTCAAACGAGGCCGAGGTCTGCACGCCCGACGCCTGCTTGTTTCTCCACCAGGAGAAGTTCGCGCGGTTGATCCCGCCGACCGTGCCGGTGGCCGGAGCCGTGGCGACGATATGCTCCAGTCCGCCAATGACCTTGCTGTTGTTGTCCGTGCCGTCACAGAACAGCCCTTCGTTCAGCTTGTCCTCGAACGACGACTTCAGGTTGGCGAGCTTCGCGGCCAGCAGATCGAACTTGCCGCCGCTGCCCTGGTTGATGGCGTCTTCGAGTTCAGACTGGACGACGGTGCCCGCGTACTCGCGCCACGTAAACTGCGCGGAGTCGAACACGTCCACGCGGGTCGTGCTGATCGGCTCCAGGTCGCTGTAGGACGCCACGGTGCTATTCATGGCGTATTCGAGGTGGGCTTCGATGAGCCGCCCGCCGTCGAGGGTTTTCATGCCCTGGCCCTGCTTGAGCTTATACAGCAGCCAGTGGTCAGGAAAGATGTTGTCTTCGGGCTGGGGCTTGACGATCGCCTCCCAGGCCGAGGTCACGGTCTGTCCAATGTTCGGATCGGCCACGGTGGGCCTCCACACTCAAGAGGAGGCAACCGCGCTTAGCGTCGGCCGGCGTGGTATTCGAGCGCTGCCTTGAAATCGCCCTTGAAATCGGGCGTGGCCGGCTTGCTCGACCCCGCGGGATTCAACGTCTGCGCCGCTGCCTTGGATTGCAAGTCAGCGACAACCTGGGCCTGCGCTTTGGCCGGGAGGGTAGGAAGGATCGTCGTGTGCAAGACGTGGAGGTAGGCATCCTGAAGGGACCAGTTCGGGTTGTCATTGAACGCGGTGGCAATCTCGGCTTCGTGTTCCTTGAAGCCATGCCACTGTGACGCCCGCTGGTACATCTGCTGCGCGCTCGATTCGGCTCGCTGGCGCAGTTCGCGCTGTTGCTCGCGTTCGGCCATGCCCTTGAACGGGGCAATTGCCTGTTGCAACTTGGCGTCGAACTCGACCTGCTGCCGACGCTGGTTCCAAGCCACCCATTCTCGCTGCCGGTCGGCGGACATGACGGCCATGCCGTTCTCGGCTTGGAGATTGGGCTGCGGCTCGGGATCCTCTTTGGGCTGCGACGATCGCAACGACCCGAGAATCCTCGCCGCCTGACTGGCGACCTGTCCCTGATAGCGTGGGTCCGCTTGAAGCTCCGCGAGCAACTGCGTGGCGTGCGCTACCGGGTCTTGCGCGGCTCGCTGATACCACCCCAGCATGTCTCGAATCTGCCGGGGGTCGGCCTTCAGAATCTCTCCCCACGACTGCTCCGTATTCTTCCAACGGTCCTCGGCATCCTTCATCCGGCGGTTGACTTCCTCGAACCGCTGGTAAGGAATCGGACCCGGAACTGTCGCATCGGATGTCACTCTGTCCGACTGATCCGCGAGCCCCGTTGTCGGAGGGGCGCCGCTCGTCGCAAACGCAGTCGTGGTTGGTGTGGATGGCGCCTCCACACTCCCGGCCGAAGCCGAGCCGCTATCGCCTAGCGGGCTGGTCGTGTCGTCCATGCCCCGTGTCCCCCACTATGGGCGTGGCCGTGTGGGTCTGGGTGCTGGCACCATTGGATGCCCGCATCCCATACACACGATCACCCCCGACGGTCGAATATGAGGTTCGGGCACTTTGCAGTTGCACCGCGGTGGATCGCCGCCACGTCCCGTCCTCACGGGCAGAGCATACTCCCTTTGTCCCGCTAAATCCAGCGCGTCGTGTGCGGGGACTTGTCCGATCCCCGCTGGCCGACGTGCCGGACGAACTCGAAGACATTGTGCTCACGAAGCACGCGCCGCCGCTCACTCTTGCTGTACACCGTGATCGGCTGGTCCGCGACGTTCTCCAGGACTTCGCCGCCCAGGATGGTATCGTCGATGACCTGAGGTGTCCCGCGACCATGCGGGCACCACGGCCAGGCCCCGACCTCGATGGGCTGTTTGCAGCAGTTACACGTGTCCATACTGCCGCTCCGCCTCCGCCCAGTCGTCGGGCGTGTCAATGTTCAGGACTGCGCCGGGGGCCATTTCGTAGAACGTGGGGTGGTCCGCCCAGAATGACCCCCTCCGGGCCGTTGCCCCCGACAGGAGATAGACCAACCCATTCGGTCTGAACCGCGGAGGGAGTCCTTGACGGCACGCGGGCGGCTGGTGGGGCTGCTGAGCGTCCTGGGCGTACCACGGGTGCCATCGGTCGGGGTAGCGATCAACGGTGCACACAGGAAGGGTACAGGTTCTCATCATCTCCCGAACAACACCGCCGCGACGTGGATGCAACGACGTGGGCTGTAGTAACACAATCAGGTCGTCGTGTGCCCAGCCAAGCGCGTGAAAGAGATGCGAGAGCACGAGCGACATTGGCGTGCGGTCGGTGGCGAGTTCAGCCGGGCGATGGTCCACTCTTACTCCACGCGGCAGCGAGAGGTCGGTCGTGTCCGCATCGGTACTCAACACCACCGTCCCAGGCACGGACCCCGCGCACTGCAACGCGCGATCCACTAAGCTAGACGCCCCCAACGGCCGAAAGTTCTTGTTCGGCACACCCTGGCTTCCGGCTCGCGCCGGCACCACGATCCACGTCTTCCCTGTCGGCGTCTGCGAGGACGGCGGCAATACGGGGTCCGGCATCGCCTCGGCCGTAGAGGGCACTGAGGATATACGGTCCGTGATCCACCTGGTATCGTATGGCATCGTCAATCTCCCCCGCATCATACCCGACGTGACGGACGTTCTCGGCACACTGCCGCCCCGCCTGCCGCGTGCCAATGTTCACCACGGGCGTGCCGAGATAACTCCCCTCGCGGATGCCCGCGCTACTGTTGCCGACCAACACGCGCGTGCTCCGCAACAGGGACAGAAACTCCTGTGCGGGCATGTGGCGCTTGAAGATGATGTTGGTGGTCGTGTGCTCGATCTCGCGCAGACGCTTGGCGATCCGATCACTCCCGGCGTCCTGGCCAGGCCAGAACCAGATCACCCCGTACTGACGCCAGGATCGGATGGCCGCATACGTCGCGTCGATCTGGGCGCGCGCCTCCTCCTCCTCCGTGGTCACCGGATGCTGGAGAATCACGAGGCTGTTCTGATACCGGCCTGTCCACGCCGCACGCGCGGCTAGATCGATAGAGGGACAGCCCGCCATCAGAATGTGTCCCTTGACCTGCATCTGTGCGAGACGTGTGGCGGCGTCTGCCGTCGCCGGGAAGTGCAGATCCGCCAGCGAGGAGACGGCGTGGCGTACCTTGTCGTCGATGTTCCCCGTGTGTTCGCCGCCTTGCAGATGCGCCAGGGGCAAATTCTGGTAACTGGCCGCAATCGCTGTGGCCAGTGTTTCATGCCGGTCGGCAATCGTCACCACGAGATCCGGGCGCATCTCCGCGAAGGTCTGCGACAACTTGATGGTCAGCACCCCCGTCTCTGTCGCGCTCGTTTCCGACGTGTTCTCGGCCAGTGTCGAGAACAGACGCGCCGCGACGGGATACGGACAATCACGCTCGACATCCCCGTAGTGATGCAGGAGCGCGGACCCGGCCATGATCACGCGGAGGTCTACCAGCGGATCCACCGCCAGATGATCCAGCACCGTGCGGATCCGGGCGAACGAGGGCCGCGCCGTGACCACGACGGCGATCTTACGCATCCCACCGTCCTACGAACGGCCGCGGAGCCCCCACCTTCTTCAGCATCGACCCCGAGATCGTCACCTGCTGCACCACGTCCCGAAAATCACAGATCCGCTTCAGTTCGACTTCGTTTTTGTCCCACGGCCGATTGCGCGGCGCCCCCGCCAGCGCATAATGCACTTCCACCACCGGCACGCCCCACGCGATCGCCACCAGCGCCGCGTCACACCCGATCGTATGGTCGGAGTACCCTACCGGCAACCCCGTGCGCGCCGCGAGCCACCCGATCCGTCGCAAGTTCGCGTCCACCGCGAGCGTCGGGTAGCACGACACGGTATGCAGCAGCGTCACCTCGCGCCCCTGGAGCAGGGCCAGCGCCAGCTCTAACTCATCCCGCGTCAGCAACCCCGTCGAGAGGAACACTCGCCACGGATGCGCCGCCACTGCCCGTAACAGCGGCTCACGCATGGCCTCCCCGCTACCCACCTTGATCGCGGGCATCCCCAGCCCCGCCAGAAACGGCACGCGGTCCTCGTGGAACACCGTCGTCAGGAACGTCACCCCCGCCTTCGCACAGGACGCGATCAACCGCGGATGGTCCCGGTCGGACAGTTCGGCCTGCTTCATCCACCCATACTGCGGATCGTCCTTCGACAGATGCGCCACTTGCCCCGACTGAAACTTCACGTAGTCCGCTCCGGCCCCCGCCGCCGACGCGATCAGCTTCTCTTGCCACGCTCGCTCTCCCCCGTGGCTCGTGCTGAGTTCCGCGATGATCTCAGTCGGCATTGTCCATCCCCTGTCCGCCCGGCGCGATCGGCGCCTTCAGCCCCGTCCCTTGCATCCCGCCCGTGCCCCCTGACGGCGCAGACCCCATCCCCGTGTCCGGCTTCACCATCCCCGGATTCGGCTGCACCAGCAACGGCGACGGCATCGGCGGCGGCAACGCGTCCGTCGGCATGCCCATCGCCTTCAACACCAACAGCACCCCCGGATACTGCGGCATGATGGGCGACAAATCCTCCCCCTTGATCTGAATGATCCCCTTCACCGCCTCCGGCGGTTTCGGTTGCGGGGGTGTCGGCTGTGCCACCGAGGTCGAATCCAGATTCAGCGCCGGCAACACACTCTGCTTCAACAACGTGCTCGGGTTCACATGCGGATCGTTCCGCAAATACGCATACGTCTCGAGCGCGAACTTCCGCCGTTGCGCCGCGTCCACCCGCAACGCGCTATCCGGCGCCGCCGTGAACGCCAACGACGCGGGCACCTGCGGCATCGTCTGCGCCCAGGTCTGCGCCCGCTGCGGCCCCACCACCTGCGCCGCCTGTTCCACCGTCACGAACCGTTGCACGAGCGTCGAGAACTTCGTCACGCCCGACACATACCACCGCAACACCCGCGCCCGCTCTTTGTCGAGACGCACGTTGCTGTTGACCTGCACCAACTGCAACTCCGTCGCTGTTCGCGCCGTCTCGTTTTTCACCCCGCCCTGATTCGAGTCCATCGCGTGCGTCCGCGCGATGTCGTTGTCTTGCTTGTCCTCGAAGGTGAAGTTCTCGCGCGGATACGTCGCCTTCGCAATCTCCACAATCGGCGGGTTCCCCGCGAACGCCTCCGTCGGCAACGGAATCGGCGCCGACCCATACTCCGCGTTCTTGATCTTCTCCAACACTTCCGCCGGCACCCGATCGCTGTCCACCATCCGAATCGGAATGTTGCTGTCCCGCATCCGAATCTGCTGATCGCGGAACTTGTTGAGCTCGTTCACCTGCGGCCGCGACATGGAACAGTCCGACATCACATACGCACTGTCCGCCAACGTCCGCAACGTCAGGATGTGGATCGGATACCCCTTCAACGAGTTCGGGGTGAGCCGCCCCGTCTGCGGATCCAGCGTCTGATACGGTGAGTCCACATGCTTCACGGGCGTGTCCAGGTTCTTGATCAGCACCAGACACCGCAACCGATCCGGGTTCTTCACATGCGGATCATAGATGGCCGCCCGATACCAGAGTTCCACCCCCTCGACCTCCCGCGCGTCCTTCGTGTCGGGCTGCTCATGCTCGAACCGATGCCGATCCGTGGTCGGCGTCACCTCGAAGTCGTCGGGCAGATTGTATTTCAGACGGGCCTCGTTCAGCGTCAGCCCAAACCGGACCCCCATCCAGGGCGCCGTGTCGTAGTTCGTGCTGGTGAACCCCGCCGGGATGATGATCTTCTTCGGCGTCACCCGTTCCCAGAACAGCTTTTCCCAGATGGGCACCGGCACGGCCTGCGGCACCGTGATCGGCATCCCCGTCATCGGATCCACCGCGGGCGCCCCCGTCATCGGATCCGGCACCGGCACCTCAACGTCCACCGTCTCGGTGATGGACTCGTACCCCATCTTCGTGACGCCAAACCCCGACGGGCACAGCACGTCGAACAGCACGTCGTCCACCATACTGATCGCGTCCACCTGCTCCGGCCCGAGGTATTCGTTCAGGATGTCCTGGTGCGTGAGCAGCACGTCTTCCTGCCCGTACATCAACGGCGCCGGCTTGATGTTCACCTCCGGCGTCTGAAAGAACAGTTGCGCTTTTTTCTGCTCCACCAACGTAAAGTCCCGGTTGGTGTTGATGTCGGACCCATACGCCTTCGGATCCTTCGTCACCTTCGGGGAATACGCGTCCAGGTTCGCCTCCCACCAGGTTTCGTGCTGCTTCCGAATCACCTCCGCCGCGTCAATGTCCGACCACCATCGCTGCAACTCGTCACTCGTCACCGGGAGATCATCCGTCGCCATCTTACGCACCCCTCGCTAACACACCCCGAGGTTTGTTCCGCTCGCGCGCCAGGAGCCATCCCAGCGACCCCTCCACCATCCGTCGTGACGCACTATACATCCCCGGCGCCGGTCGCGCACTACACACATACCGTACCGCCTCCGGCCAGTGGTCATGGTCCGAGTCCGTATCCACATCCTCCGGCCGGTTCTTGTCCTGGATCAACGCCGGAATCGCCCGCGCCAACGCCACACACCGCGGATGCACCTGCATCCACGGCTTCCCATCCGGCGCCAGCGCCAGCCACGCCCGCATCCGCTGCCACCCGTTCACCCGATCCTTGTTCGCTTGCGTCAGCCCCACCCCGCACCGCCCGAACGTCTCCCGCATGTCCTCCCCCGTCTGGTCCTGTCCCCCCCACATCTGCGTGTCCGCCACATACACCGGCTTCACCCCCCACTCCGCCGACCGCCGCTTGATCTCCTTCGCCACCGTCGTCGTGATCGTCTGCTTGAACGTGTACTCGTCAAACACATACATCCGCCCCTCCGGCGTCACCGCCATCCAAATGCAACACCCCGGACGGATATACCCCCAGTCAATCCCCGCATACACCCGGCACCCCCGCGGCGACCAGCCCCCCCACTCCGCCACATGCACCGATCGGTCCCACTCCGAAAAGTACTGCCCCGGCCACACGTCCCACGACCCGTCCCGATACGCCTTCCGCAACATCGGCGGCAACGCCAGCAACGTCTTCTCATATTGGGCATCGAGATACGGATTGTCCTCCAGCTTGCTCGGGATGAACGCATAATCCGTCGCGTCGTAGTCCGGGTAGTCCTCCCGGTCTACCTCCCGGTCGATATACATCGCCTTCACCCACCACGCCTCCGGCCCCCCAGGGTTCGTCCCATTCACCACCTGCGGCACATACCCCTCGCGCCCTGCCGACCGCAACGACGAGATAATCCGCATCGTCATCCCAAACGGGAACGTCACGAGTTCATCGAAGCTAATCAGGTCATACTCCGCACTCAAGTAGTTCTCCGCATCATCATCCGTCTGACAATGCCCAAACCGCGTCACCGACCCGTTCGGCCACTCGATAATCCGCGTCGTCTCCTTATACACCCCGCCCAATACCCCCGCCTCCCGCCGCGCCCGCATAATGTGCGTCTGCTCCAACTCCGGAAACTTCCGCCGCAGGATCAGCCCATGAAAATTCTCATACTTCAACGCCTGCATGTAATGGAACTTCCGCAGAAAATCACTCTTGCCCCCGCCTCGCGCCCCCCCAAACAACACCCGCGGCCGCCCCGCCAACACCGTCTCCAACGCCTCTACCTGTTTCGGCAGCGGCAACCAGAACATCCGCTCCGCCCCCATCCCGTCCTTCGCCCGCTCACTCGCCTTCCGATACGTCAACGCCTGGCTCAGACACCGATTGAAGCACGGCGTCCACCCCTCCGGCGTCTTCCGCATGCACGCCCACACATCCGCCCGTAACACCCGCACCCGCGTCAGCCGCGTCCCACACCAGCAGCACCGCGCGATGACACTCATCCGGGCACCTCTCCACCCCAAAACCCCAACA